CAATTGGTGCTACCCTCGGCTACGTTGGTGGCGCATTAGCTGGCGGCGTAGGTGGCTCTCTATTGGCTCAAGAGATCGAGGGTCGAGATGAAGCAAGCTGGGGTCGTGTAACGGCTGACACAGCCCTTAATCTAATCCCAGGTGGTCTAGGTAAGGCTTCCAAGGGAGCGCGTCTCCTGCCCCGTCTAGCGAAGGAAGGAACTAAGCGTGCAGCAGGTGGTGCTTTAATATCAGCAGGTGGTGCTCAGTTAGAGAAGGCTGTAGATGAGGGTGAGTACCTTACCAATGAGGAACTGGGTAGTGCTTTACTAGTAGGTGGCGGTCTAGGTTTAGGCCTAGGTGCCGCTGGTGAGCTAATGAAAAAGGCTTACCCTAAGTTCGGAGGTAGGACAGGTGAGTATCTAAATGAAGCATACGAGAAGGGTGACCCTGATGCTATGCAAGTCGTGGAGACACTGGCTGGCGAGAACCCGAATGGTCGTGGTGCTCGGTTTATGCGTACCCTTTACAAGAACATCAGCCCATCCAAGGTTGTTGGCAAGGATGCAACAATGGACGCAGTCCGAGCAAAGAATGAATCTGAGGCAGCTACTGATCTAGCATCAACCGTTCGTCGGATTGTTGAGAGTGCTGAGAAGAAAGCCCCAAAGGAGGATATTGATGCGCTCAATGACTACGTAGCAAACAAGAGTAACGTACTCCCAGAATCATTAGCAGGTATCAAGGACACGCTTGACGATGCCCGCATCAAGATTGATCAGTACCAGAATACAATCTACGAGATGTACAAGTCCGGAGAGCTGGACATTGATCCACGTATTGCAGCCAAGATCAAGGACAGCATAGACTCCAAGAATTACTTTACCCGTGAGTACAGATTCTACGAGGATAGTAGCTATCGCCCATCAGCTAATGCTGAGAATAAACTTAGGATGGAACTCAAGCAGAAGGGTGAGAGCGACGAGAGCATCAATCAATTTATACAGAACTTGCAGGACAGCCGCTCGGACTCATTGCAGTTAATGAATACCATCGCTGGCAATAAGCGTGTATTCAAGCGCAAGAATGAAGATCTAACTGAAGCAATGAGGGAATACCTCGGCGAGTACGAAGGTGCTAGCGAGAGACTATTTGGAACGGTGTCACGTCTTGGTCGGTTAGCATCCTATGAGGCTGGTAATCGCCGTATAGCTGATGATATGCTGAAGGGTGGAACGGGTGCAACCTTCGCCCCAGGTCAAGTCCCCGATGGCTTTGAGCCACTGGTTATCCGTGGACGTGCAATGCGTTCGGGTGATAAGCGAGTGACCCGCAAGGTGAAAGTTCCGGTCAGCGATGAAAATCCAACTGGTTACGTTACCTCAAGTAAACTACAGAAGGGTGATACTATCTACGTACCAACGGAAGCAAATGAGGCACTTAATGAGTTATACGGGAGTGGAGTAGTGAAGGATACTGGACCGTGGCTTACTCGTACTATTGGCGGCTTACTCAAGACTACTACCGCTGCCGCTAAGTTCGTCCGTGTACCACTGAATCTAGCATCCTATCCAGTTCAGCTGGTTGGCAATGCTGTGCTTGTAGCAGGCCAGGGGATGAACCCAGCTAGGGGCTATACTAAAGGTATGCGCGTAGCAATCAATGAGGCACTTCCCCAAAAGTTGAAGAGTGGTAAAATCTCATTGCTTGAACTCAATCGACTAAAAGAGTTAGGCATAGTTGACAAAGGTATTACTGCATCTGACATCCGCGATGGATTCAAGAGTGGCGTTGCTCCTAAGTTTTTTCAACGCGCAGTGAACGGCGTAGGCAAGGCTTACAATGCCTTTGATACCGCGCAACGCATATCCGTATTCGAGAACTATAAGAAGTTCCTGGGTGACATTATCCCTGATGCTGATATAAAGCGTATGGGTACAAGGGAGTTCGAGCAACTGGCTGGGGATCTCACGAATAACACCTATATGAATTATGATCGAATCAATAAGGGTGTACGATCACTCTCACGGTACGGCATACTTAATGAGTTCGGCGCATTTAACTTTGAACTAACGAGGACTACATTCAATCAAGCCCGACTTGCAAAGCAGATGAGCGATGGGACATTCGCCAAGATGTTACAGGAGAAGTACGGTGTCACAATGAACCAGGACACAGCTCGTAGAATCAAGACGGAGGGATTTAAGCGTATGGCAGCTTTGAGTGCAGTCCTATCTGCTGGCTCCGTTGTACCAATGGTACTTAACAAGGAGGAGGGTGTTGATTCAGAAAAGGAACAGGCGATGCGTGAAACCATCTTTGCCCCTTGGGAAGAGAGTCAGTCCCTACATATTCGTAAGGATGGCAATAAGATCCGTATAGCTAACCTTGGTTACCAAGTTCCTACCGCTGAGTTGTCATCAATTGCTGAGGCGGGATTTCGTGGAGGTAACTTTATGGATGGTATGAGCAAGTCCATTGATTCTATGTGGAGTAAGTTTGGTGGCGATCTTACCATCAATATGAAAAACATTGTGTCAGCTGTGAACAATATGGATGCCAATGGTCGCCGTATCTCCGATAAGGTTGATGGGCTATCTAAGACCCTAGATCTAGTTAGCTGGTATATGGGGGAAAACTTTACGCCGGGTACAGTTACTGACCTGAAGAAGTTGGACGAGCGCGAATCGATGGATAACATTCTGCGCTATACGCTGGGGTATCGTGTGCGTAATTTAGATATGCTGGAAAGTGCTGGGTACAAGTTCCGCGATATGAAGAAGAGCCTCAAGGGAATAAGTTCAAAGTATGCATCAGCGAGTTACAATCAGGACGACATCTCGGGCGCTTACCAAGAACTTAATAATATTTACCGTTCACAGATGGAGCAGGGAGTACGTCACGTAAACAATCTTCGTATACTTGAAGCCTCAGAAGAGGAAATAAAGAAGCAACTCAGTAAGACTTTTTACAAGTCCGAGGTAGAGAATCTAATGAGTGGTACTATACCAGATATGCCAATCTCAACTAGCGTACCATCCAAGCGAATTGACAAGAGAGCAAGGTACGTAGAACTCGCTGGCAAGATGCCAGAGGAGATGGCAATGAAGATGCTACGGGATGACTACGAGCGAGGCAAGCTGAAGCGTTCGGACATTCAAGCTGTTATTCGCCGCATCCAGATGCAGCAGTACCCAAGGTAACAAAAAGCCCCGCCCTCAACACACAGAGGACGGGGCTACCGTAACGAAACGAGGGATCAAAAAGGACGAACATAAAAGCCCCGCTGCGGATTACTCCTACAGCTTACCTCGTACTGCATTATACACTATGGCTTTCTAGCCTGCGTAAGGAAATCTTTAAGCTTGCGCTTCTCTTCCTGAAGACCTTTTCGCTGTTCAGTCATACGGTCAATACGGTACGACAGAAGCCTGGACTCCTGCCGAATCATATCAATCTGGGTCTGAACTCGCTCAATGTTTTCTTCAGTATTTTGCATACTGGAAATCTGTACGGAATCCTCATCCTTGTCAACAAATAACTCAGGAAAATTTAACCCTTCTAGTGGATAACCTAGTTCATTAAAACAGAAGGTATCACGAGCAATGGCCGCCTCCTTCTCACTGTCAAAGTAGCCGAGTTCGTACCGCTTAGTGCTCCCGCCATTGATCCTGTTATTGATTGTGACCCGGCACTTTTTTCGACCAGTTGGCCAGAATACTCCTCGGTACTGGCATTTACCTCGAACCTTCTGATGCCCTCTGAGGTTTTCGGATCGTGTCACGTACCGCAGGTTGGATGGTCTATTGTCCGTCCTGTCTCCGTTGATGTGATCAACGTCATAGTTGTCTGGCTTTGACCCCAGAAAAGCCTTTGCAATCAAGTCGTGGATCCTGAGCGTTTGCCGATTAACACCGTACTTCATATAGCCATCGCTGTTCAGCGTGCCGAATGTCCGACCTCTGCCCCACTTCCCTTTTGTTTCCACACTGCCATCTGAGTAGCAGGTTACTTTTATTCCGTTTACTGTTATGTCCTTTGATGTTTCTTTAGTTATCATAGTCCCTCCGTGTTGATGATTAGTGCGCTACTGTTGTACAAGTATCCAGTGCGCTTAGTTATTATTTGTACTGCATCGAAGTCCGTAGTCCAAGGCATCTCACGATCCTCGAACCCGAAGTCATAGTCATCCCGAATTAGCTTAGAGATATTCCAAGCGTACAGCAGGTGCTGGAATCCGTTCACATACACGAAGTCCTTCTTTACTGATTCAGCGATACCGATATTGGTATCAACCTTTAACTGCTCGATGATCCAGGGGTCATATGCCTTCCGGCGTACCTTAATCTCAACCAGATAATCAATACTCTCGTAATCAAAAGGACTAAACTCGTCCTCGGCTTTGGTCAACTTGTGCATCCGTGGGAATGCTTTCATTATGTACTGTGCTACTTCTTCCTCCGTCATTGTCCGAACCTCCCTGTGCAGTGATAGAATTTAAATAACCCACCGATATCACGTTCACCTTCACGGTTCTTAGCGATCTCATAGGTTAAACGAGTGAACGCCCCCCGGCTATCTACGTCCTTTGAGGACTCGACATCACCGCTTGACGGATACATAAGCAGAACAATATCAGCATCATTCTCAATGTCCCCGGAATCCTTTAGGTCATACAACTTGAGTCGGCCAGCCTTGGCTCCCTCTCGGTTGACCTGTGCCAGTAGGATCACAGCTATGTTGAGATCAATAGCCATCTGCTTGATCTTGTGCGAGATACTAGCGATGCCCTCAGCCTTACCCATCCTAGAGGAGAATGGAATAAGTTGCAGGTAATCAATCACCAGTAGCTTTACTCCGTGCTTCTGTACGAACTGACGCGTCTGACTGTACAGATCATCGGCATTCTTAACAGCGTGAGAAGTATAGATAGGCAATGTCTTCAGCTGGTTGATGGTATTGTGGACTCGCTTCTCCTGCTCCGGGCTAGCTGTCTGATCCTCAACACTGCGTAAGTTCACACCTGAGATAACCTGCGTCAGTCGCTTCGTGAGCTGCTTCTGTGGCATCTCCAATGAGAACACCCCGCAGGCGTGACCATCCTTTACAACGGACTGAGAGACGATGTACATAGCAAGTGCTGACTTACCACAGGAGGTAGGTGCAGCCACTGTCAGTACTTCACCAGCAGCGATGCCTCGGTTGCCGAACTCACGATCCAAGTTATTGGTATGAGTCTTAACAACGTCAGCCTCGTACTCACCGGACTGCATCTTGGCGATGTCAGCCAGTAGCTCATCAGCGGAGAAACCTATATCAGCCTTACCTTGGGTGAGGAGTGGACGCTCGGTTATCTCAGCCTCAAGGGTGCTGCGAATCTCGTCGTAGGACTTGGTTTCATTCTCAACCTCCTCAACAGCGAGTCGGCAGGACTTCATAATCTCACGAAGTCTTGCCTTCTCTGCTACTATATTGGCGTAGAACTTAGCTGAGGTGGTGCTGGTGACGCTGTCAGTGACTGACAGTATACCTGCTATGCCTCCGACCTCATCAAGCCCTTGTAGGGTCTTCAGATGCTCTGAGATTGATACCTCATCAATTGGCTGACTTAGTTGTGCAAGGTCACCAATGGTTTGGTAAAGTAATCTAAAGCGTAATAAGTAAAAATCCTCTGGCTCAAGCAGGGGACGAACCATATCGTATATGGATGTGTCACCTGGCAGTAAGCAGGATGCAATTAGTTTTTCCTCGGCTTCAGCACTATGTGGCTGATTGTGTATTTGTAGATCCAGATCGTTCATTTTCAAGTAATTCTACCAGAGAACGAAGGACTTGTCCAAGGGACTTATGGGCTACACGGTTTCCTTCCGGGATCTTATAACCGTCAATTGAGTTATAGATTGAGAGGGATACTTCAGCGGCTTCTTTTATTTTAGTCATTTCGTTACGGTGTGTTTCAGTTATATTATCAGTCATAAGAATTACTTGCCCCCTACGGGATTGTAAGGGGCAAGTATCTTAGCACAAGGACTTACTCGGACTCAGCTCTTTCAAGCATCCCTATGGCTATCAACGAGTAGCCAATCAGGTCGCGGAATATGTCTTTGGATTGGTCGCCTCTGGTAACTACCTTTAGCTGACCATCGTTACAGAAGGCTTTAGCCCTCTGGAATTTGTCCTGCATTCGGATACAAATACCAGTCAATGGATGAACGCCGAACTCGGAGGAGCCGTCAAAGTTTGCGAAGGGGTTATCGCAGCTCTCGCCTCCTGTGTAATCCGTGTTCTTGTTGGCAGTCATTGCTAGAATGGCATCTACTTCATCGCGGCGGAACTGATCCCACCAGCTTTTGTCGAACTGCATTACTTAGAATGGGGCTTCGTCATTGGTTGGCGCACTTGCAGCTTTAGGGGTAGAGCCTGCACCATCCACTGGGTTCAACGCTAAGGACAAGAAGTTAGTCCCGCTCTTGGCTGTCTTCTTCCAGCCCTTGAGGTAGTACTCCTTGCCCTCGACGTTAATCTTCCCGCTGTAGTCAGGATGATTTGGTTTTTCTTTACGGTCATTTACGAAGAATGTACCGGAGTTAGTGTTATCATATTGTGACATATTATTACTTTCGTTATTGGTTTTAGTTTAGTTATTATTACTGACTTCCTTGTCCAGCTTTACAGCCTTCAGGGAGGTGTCAGGAAATTTAATCTCTACATTAAGGTAGTCAATCAACGCATCCACCTTCTTGGATAGTATCTTGTTTTGCTCCTCAAGATGCAAGTTTGATCGGCGAAGTTCCGCCAGGTCATCTTCGATACCATTAAAGGATTCATCGTAGTGCTTGTCCAGTGCTTGGATAGTTGAGATAAGGTCGAGTAGTTCGTGATGTAGGTTCATATTAGAATTGGGTTACTTGTTTTTTAGTTGCGGATTTTCCGTGGTCATTAGTAGCATCGGGATCCTTGGTGTCGTCAATAGCAAAGAGTCCATTGAGTGCATATTTTCTGGCATAGGATGAAGCACTGCCGGTAATCTGGGCATCGTCCATTCCTTTCTTGGTTTCAGCCTCACGAGCGAATCCACTTACGTTGATAGTATAATCATCCTCACTCGATGTAGATGCTAAGGTGGCTGTAGCTTTTACATATACTCGACCGCCTACCTCGACGATGTCATCGCTGATGGCGAGTGTGCAAGTATACTGGGCTAGTAAGGGTTTCAGTGCAGTAAGGATGTCCTCGCAGGAGCGGTAGCGATACCCTCCGAATTTGTTGGTCTGTCCTTTAGGTGCTTTAAGCTCCGTCTGGATGCCTTGTAGTTTTTGGTGTATGTTCATTGTACTTTCTTTTGTTTTGGTATTAGTCATATTTATTCTTGGTTAGTTTGCGGAGAGTCCTTTAATCGAAATTCCCACCTGACCTTATCGGAGAGGCTTTGCTCCTTGTTTCTCTTTCTGTTATTGTTAGTCCAGGATGTTCCCTTGTTCTTGGAGGCAAAATACCATCCTGATGCCTTGTATATAGTGCCTTGGTGTACTTCAGTATCTTGGTATGATATAAGCAATGTTATGTGGGGCAATGTTTTTTTTATTATTTTCCTCATAACTCCTATCATCCGACTTGCGGTGTTCTTAGGAGCATCATCAGCTATAGCCATCCTTCTTAGTTCTAGTGCAGTCTTACCTTCTTTGAGTCGATTGGCGGCAACTGGGCTTGACCATATGGCGGAGGCGTAAGCAATATCGTCGTACTCCGCTATAAAGCAAATATAATCCCTGTTCCTGACTACATTACTCCAGTGAATTTTAGGAAACCGGCTGTGCCAAATCTCATTCAGTTCACAAGCCCTTTGAACCTTGCACTTGTTGATTGTGAGTTGGTGCGCAGAGGTCGGACTTGAACCGCCACACCCGCTTCGGAAAAGCGGTATGCTATCTCTTACATCACCTGCGCTTAAATTACTCATATTTATTCTTGGTTAGTTTACGGAACAGCTCTTTGCGCTGCTTTTGATTTTTACAAGAAGCAAGATCATCATCACTTGCCCCTAGGTCTTTTAACTCTGTTACTTGTTCGGCGGATGTCAAACTATTTCCAAACTTTCTTGTAAGTTGTGTAAGTCCTACAGGATGAAGGACATCTAGCGTTTCCTGCTCTAGGTAGGCAGCCATTGCCTCCAAAGTATTTGGCAAATCTTCCTTCTCACCCTTGCACATCTTGAGGTAAAAGTTCTCCACCTTGCCGAGTAGACTGTTAGCCTGGCGTGAGATTACACCTCGTACCATTCCAGTCTGGTGGTCGTGATCCAGCACCCAGTCATTAGTCTTGATGTCTAGGATAGGACAGGAGATTGGCTTATTGCCATCCCGGAACTCCTTGATTTGATTCTGTGATAGGTATGTCATAGTGAGTTAGTAGGCTCGCTATTAAGTGCAGCGATTGCCTGCTTGAGTTGATTATTCTCCTCCTGTAGCCGGAGGTTCTCATTGCGTAGGTAGATGAAGTCCTCCTTTAAATCAAGGATGATATCAGTGAGTGATGGTTCATTTATATTATCGGTCATATCTTTAACGTGTTGTTTGCTCCATAGGTTAAACAGAATGATGCTATTTGTCGCTCTTAATAGACATTATCACAAGTTGAGGGGATGTTTTGAGACAAATTTGTATCAGTATTTGTCTCAATATGTTTATTGAATTGGGAAATGTAAACGTATAACTTCAACGTGTCGCTTGTGCCATCATTTCATCAATGGACTCTCTGTCGCAATCACAGTACAGTAGGGCTGTGTCTGGTTCATAGATCTCACAGTTGTTATCAATTAGCCAGTCGAGCCGCTCCTTGTCCTTGCGGAAAGCCCGCTTACCGTCCTGGTACCCTAAGCGGTAAGCACGAGTTAGTGCA